TGACGATCAAACTATTTCGGAAGACTTCAAATCCAAAGCAGCGACCATTTTTGAAGCCCGTGTTATTGACCGTGTTGCACAGATTCAAGAAGAAATTGATGCTGAATATGCTGGTATGCTTGAAGAAGCTGTTGAGCAAATCAAATCCGATTTAACAGAGAAGGTAGATGATTACCTGAACTACGTAGTAGAACAGTGGATGGAAGAGAATCAAATCGCTATTGAAAGTGGTCTGCGTTCCGAAATCACAGAAGATTTTATCGCTGGTCTCCGTAATCTGTTTGCAGAAAACTATATCAATGTTCCAGAAGATAAAGTTGACCTAGTTGAAGAGTTAGCTGCTAAAGTAGAAGAACTTGAAACTAAACTTAATGAAGAAATTGAAACAAACATTGAATATAAAAAAGCTTTGACTGAAGCTATTAAAGAACAATTGACAGTAGAAGTATGTGAAGGTTTGACCGCAACTCAAGTTGAAAAAATTAAAACACTTGCAGAAAGTGTAGACTTTTCCACAGAAGAAGAGTTTGTAGAGAAACTTGAAACCTTGCGTGAAAACTATTTCCCATCTGGTATCCAGAAAGCGAAAGTATCACATCTTCAAGAGCAATTTGAAGAGGCTGAAGAGAAAAAATTGGTAAGTGCTGATCCATTTATTTCCGCAGTTTCACAAGCGATTTCAAAAACAAAAATTTAAAATAAACAAGGAGATATAAATGTATTTGTCCGAAGAAAGCCAACAAAAATGGGCATCAGTTCTGGATCATCCAGACCTCCCATCAATTAAAGATCCATATCGCCGTGCTGTTACTTCTGTTATTCTGGAAAACCAGTTGACAGAAATGCGTAAAGAAGCAGGCATTCTGAACGAAGGCCCTCCAACTAACTTTACTGGTACTGGTGGTTTCGGTGGCGGTGCTGCTGCAGCTGGTCCAGTTGCCGGTTTTGATCCAATCTTAATCAGTTTGGTTCGCCGTTCATTGCCTAACCTGATCGCTTATGACGTTTGCGGCGTTCAGCCAATGACTGGTCCTACAGGTTTGATCTTTGCAATGCGTACCAAGTACGATTCGCAAGGCGGTACCGAAGCATTCTACAACGAAGCAAACACAAACTTTGCTGGCGCTAACGGTGCAATTGCAACCGGTTCTATGACCATTTCTGCTAATGCTACTGACGTTCTGTTAGGTAACGCATCGCCAGGTGCAGCAATGACAACTGGTTCCGCTGAAGCCTTGGGTGACGGCGCTGTTGGTAACACATTCCAACAGATGGCATTCTCGATTGAGAAAGTCACTGTAACTGCTAAGACACGTGCTTTGAAAGCAGAATACTCAATGGAATTAGCACAAGACTTGAAAGCAGTTCATGGTCTTGACGCAGAAACAGAATTAGCAAACATCTTGTCTGCTGAAATTCTTGCTGAAATTAACCGTGAAGTTATCCGCACAATCTACTACGTATCAAAGCGTGGCGCACAAGCAGGTACAACTACTAAAGGCGTGTTCAACCTGGATACAGATTCGAACGGTCGTTGGATGGTTGAAAAAATCAAAGGTTTGGCATTCCAAATCGAACGTGAAGCAAATCAAATTGCCAAGACAACTCGTCGTGGTAAAGGTAACATCATGATTTGTTCTTCTGATGTCGCTTCTGCTCTGGCAATGGCTGGCATTCTCGATTACAACTCAGCACTTGCTGGTCAAGTATCGTTGACAGTTGATGACACTGGCAATACATTTGCTGGTACAATCTTCGGTCGTATCAAAGTGTACATCGATCCATTTTCACAAACTGGCTCTACTGCTGAATTTGCAGTTGTTGGTTACAAAGGTACAAATGCTTATGACGCAGGTTTGTTCTACTGCCCATACGTTCCTCTGCAAATGGTTCGTGCTGTTGATACAGGTACATTCCAACCTAAGATCGGCTTCAAGACACGTTACGGCATGGTTGCAAACCCATTTGCCGAAGGCACTGATCAAGGTTTAGGTCGTATCAGCGTAACTGGTGTGAACAATTACTATCGCTCGTTTGGTATCACGAACTTGATGTAATCAAAACCACCACTAAGAGTGGGTTTAAAGAGAGTCTTTCGGGACTCTCTTTTTTTTGTTTATAAATACACATATGACAGCACTCAATAGAAATCCATCCAATCCAAACATGCTCCAAGGTAACAAGTTTACACTGAACTTGTCAAGAGCACCTAATCTTCAATACTTTTGTCAAACTATAACACTACCTGGTCTATCAACATCTGAGATACCTGTAAACAATCCATTTGTGGAACTGTACGCTCCAGGTGAGAAAGCAATCTACGATACATTGAATGTTACGTTCTTGGTAGATGCTGAGATGACTGGTTGGTTAGAGATACATGATTGGCTTCGTGCTCTGACATTTCCAACAGACTATGAAGAGTACCGTAATTTAGGTCAGTTAAATAGATTTACTACAGCAGCCGAATCAAAAACACCTCAATATACAGATGGTTCTGTAACTATTCTTTCATCATCAAATAAACCTTATTTTAAAATCAACTTTATTGATATGTTTCCAATTTCTCTTGGCGGATTTATGATGTCATCTACTGATACTCCAGAAACTATTATTACTTCTGATGCCACATTCAGATTTACCTATTTTGATATTGAAAAATTGATTTAAATGTGATATACTCCTAAAGAGGAGATAAACTATGAGCAAACTTGATGATGTATTAAAAATGTGGGCAGACGATTCTAATATAGATCGTACTGAACCAGGTAAAGCACTAATAGATATTCCCAAACTTCACAGTAAGTATCTTAACATTCTATCACAACATAGACTGTTAGTGAAAGATGCTGAGTTCAAATATAACCGCATGAAGAAACTCAAGTGGGAATACTACACAGGTAAATTAGATGATGATGACTTGAAGAAGCATGGTTGGGAACCATTTCCATTTACACTCAAATCCGACATCACTACATACTTAGATGCAGATGAAGATATCAATAAGTACCTAGCATCTAAGATGATGCATGAAGAAGTTGTTGAAGTATGTAATGCTATATTAAAAGAACTGAACTCTAGAACATTTCAACTTAGATCGTTCATTGATTGGGAAAAGTTTATACAAGGTGTCTGATCTCGTTTTATATAAACAGAATGAAGCATTCATTCGATTTGCATGTGACAAAGGCATAGCACAAGAACTTGCCGACTATTTTACATTCTATGTTCCTGGTTATCAGTTTATGCCAGCATACAAGAATCGACTTTGGGATGGCAAGATAAGACTTGCTGACCTTCGTTCAACAACCATATATCATGGTCTTGTTCCATACATAGAAAAATTTTGCACTGAAAGAGATTACAAGTTAGAGATAGATTCAGCAATTAATTCTACTATAGATTTCTCTATTGTAGAGGCAAAAGAATTCATTGATACATTAAAATTACCTCATGAAGTTCGTGACTATCAAATAAAAGCATTCGTTCATGCGATTAGAAACAAACGAATGCTATTACTTTCACCCACAGCATCAGGTAAATCTTTAATACAATACATTATACTTCGGTACATACAGCGTAACCACAAAAAAGGTTTGCTGATTGTTCCTACCACATCATTGGTAGAACAAATGTATAAAGACTTTGAAGATTATGGATATGATTCAGAGAAGAATTGCCATCGTCAATACTCAGGTAAAGATAAAGTAACAGAAAAGTTTTTGACTATCACGACATGGCAATCAATCTATAAGAATCCACCAGAATACTTTGAACAGTTTGACTTTGTTCTTGGTGATGAAGCTCATCAATTCAAAGCAAAGTCATTGACAACTATCATGACTGGTCTAACTAAAGCAAAATATAGAATTGGTTGTACAGGTACAATTGATGGTACAAATACACATAAACTGGTGCTAGAAGGTTTGTTTGGGCCAGTGTTTCAATCTACTACCACTGTTGAATTGATTGAGAAAAAACAACTAGCAGACTTTAAGATCAAAGCATTGATACTCAAGTATCCAGAAGAAGTCTGTAAAGCATCACGTGGTTGGGACTATCAAAATGAGATAGAATATATAGTAAAGAGTAAGTATCGTAACGAGTTTATTCGTAATCTAGCACTATCGTTAGAAGGTAACTCACTTATATTATTTCAATTAGTTGATAGACATGGTAAAGAACTACACAAAATTATTAAAGAAAAAGCTGGTGATCGCCACGTTTTTTTTGTGTATGGTGGAACAGACGTTGAAGTTCGTGAGCAAGTCCGTGAGATTACAGAGACACAAAATGATGCAATTATTGTTGCCTCTTACGGCACTTTTAGTACCGGTATCAATATACGGCATTTGCATAATGTCATATTTGCTTCTCCGAGCAAATCAAGAGTAAGAAACTTACAGTCTATTGGTCGTGGTCTAAGAATAGGTGAGAACAAAACTGAGGCAGTTCTATATGATATCGTAGATGATTTTCGTACAGGCAAACATGTAAATTTTACCTTGAAACATTTTGCCGAACGTGTTAAAATATACGATGAAGAAAAGTTCAAATACAAGTTCTACAACATAGAGGTCAAGAATGCATAATGTAAAAATTATAAGAATGCAGACTGGTGAAGATATTATGGCATCTATGATAGGTGAAGAACAAGAAGAGACAGTTCTTCTTGAAGATCCAATGAGGTTGATCTATCGCCGTATGCCCACAGGTCAAACTATGTTAATGATGATGCCGTGGTTACCAGTAGAACTCATCAAAGATAATAGTGCATTGGTATATAACTCAGATATCATTACTATTATTGATCCTAAAGAATCAATGGTAGAATATTATGAAAATCTTGTAATCAAAACCATGCTTGAAATGGAAAAATCTGAAGAGATGATTGAATCTTTGCTAAAAGAACAAGCAGGTGAAGAAGAAGAATCCGAAGAGTATAGTATGGAAGAATTAACTCAATATATAGAAGAAGTAAAGAACAGAATACTACATTAAAAAGGTGATTTATTATGGTAGGTGAAACAGTAACTTTTGTTATACCGAGCAGTGCTGCCAAAGCATATCAAGGTTTAGCAAACAAATATGCAGCAATTGAACCACCAACATGGGCACTGTTATTGGCAAATGCCGTTCGTGTTGAGAGTTATGATCCTTGTATCTTAGACTTTGATGCTGAACCATGTGATGATGTAACAGCTGCAGACAAAATTGCCGCAACCAAATCAAGACTAGCAGTGTTCGTTCTATACGGACAAAATCCAAACTCTGGCACCACGATGATGATTGGTGCTACCGCTCTTGCCATGCAACTCAAAGCATCACATCCTGATATCAAAATTGTTTTCATTGGTTCACATGCATCAGCTATGCCATATGAAACAATCAGTTCTCCATTTATTGATTTTGTTTTTATCAATGAAGGTGTTTATGGTCTATTAGATTTACTGAAAACAAATCTTAAAAGTGATTTGGACACAGTACGTGGACTTGTTTATAAAAGAAACAATAATCCATATGGATTACCAATGAATGGTGCGCCAGGAGAAATTGTACAAACTGCTGACATGGATCGTGTGATGCCTGGTTATGCATGGGACTTGATAGATTTTAATAAGTATCGTGCTCATTACTGGCATAACTATTTTAAAGATGAAGGTCGTACACCATTTGCTGCAATCTCCACATCGTTAGGTTGTTCTTTTGGTTGTAGTTTCTGTATGATTAATATTGTTAATCGCACATCATTTGATCCTGTTGTTGCATCCGATTCAAGAGGTATGCGTTTCTGGTCACCAGAATTAGTTTTGAAAGAGATGGAGTATCTTTGGAAGTCTGGTGTAAGAACACTTCGTTTAACTGATGAGATGTTCTTCCTTAACAAAAAATACTATGTGCCAATTTTAGAAGGTCTGATTGAACGTGGCATCAAGTTCAACATTTGGGCATATGCAAGGGTAGATTCAGTTCGCAAAGACCAATTGAAACTATTCAAAGATGCTGGTGTAAATTGGTTGTGTCTTGGTATTGAAGCAGGCAACCGTAATGTTCGTTTGGAAATTGAGAAAGGTAAGTTTCAAGATGTGGACATCTACGAGATCGTAAAAGATATTAAAGATGCTGGCATCAATATTCTTGGTAACTATATGTTTGGATTTCCAGAAGATACATATGAGACTATGCAAGAAACTTTAGACCTTGCACTTGAGTTGAATTGTGAACATGCAAATTTCTACGCCGCAATGGCATTGCCAGGTTCTGCACTACATCGTGATGCTATGAAAAATGGTTGGGAACTACCACAAACATTTGAAGAGTATGCTTTCTTATCATATGATTGCCGACCACTGCGTACTAAAACTCTAACTGGTCCAGAAGTTCTCAAGTTTCGTGATGAAGCGTGGCACAAATACTTCTCACATAAACCATTCTTAGATTTGGTAGAAACAAAGTTTGGTTTAGATTCACGACAAAACCTTGAACAAATGGCGCAGATTAAATTGAAACGCAAGTTACTTGGAGATTGATAATGGATTTGAAAAGAATTGGTAATGAATACCGCAAAGAATTATTTGAGAAGTTTGTGGAAGTAGGACAAGGACATCCAGGTTCTACATTCTCAATGCTCGATATCGTAACCACTTTATATCATGGGGGTTACATGAGTTATAATGAAAGCACAAATAGATTCCGTAACAAAGTATTAATCAGTAAAGGTCATGCTACAGTAGCACTGTACCCTATACTGAAACATTTTGGTGTTCTACCAAAAGAAGATTGGGATAATTGGGGTAAAGGATTACCATCGTGTCTGCGTGTCTTTGGTAACATATCTATTCCTGGTATTGATATGACATCAGGTTCACTAGGACATGGTGTTGGTGTTGGTGCAGGTATGGCAATTGCTAATCCAGATCAGCACATCTACACAGTCATCTCTGAAGGTGAATTGTATGAAGGTTCAACATGGGAAGCATTGCTCTTTGTTGCTCATCGTCAAATCAAAAACATGACCATTTTCATTGACATCAATAACCTTATCATTCTTGGTAAAACGGATGATTGCTTAATGCTCAATAACATTCGTGAGAAGTTGACAGGATTTCCATTTGATTTATACTCAGTCAACGGACACGAACCAGATGCGATTGTTGCTGCTTTAAATGAAACATCATATCAACCAA